CATATGTAAATGGCATTATGGAAGGAGTATCCTATGAAATGGATAGACCGGGTCACTTTGTTAAGGTAATTGATGAAGGTGAGACAGAAGTGAAAGAATCTAAAGCTAGTTACTCGGAAGAGCAACAATCAGCAGGTTTTGAGCATTTCCTCTCTAAACTATAATCTCTATAGGAGAAAACATAATGTCTGAAGTTAAAGACGAAATTGTTGAAGATGTAGCAGAGGTTATCGTAGAGGATACGGAAGTAGAAGCAACGGTGGAAACACCAGAAGCACCTCTTACGGAAGCTCGTACAGTATCAGCAATACAAGCCTCAATGACAGGAATGTCTAAAGAGGGCCTTGACGCGATCTTCGAAGCAGCGAAAAAAGCAGAAGCGAAAGCTAAAGTGGAAGACGATGAAGAAGAAGAGGACGATGAAGGTGATGAAGATGAAGGCGATGTTGAAGAAGGTAAAGCTAAGAAAGAACAAGTAGATGACGAAGGTGATCTAGAAGGTAAATCAAAAGCTAAGAAAAAGAAAGTCAAAGCTGATGATGGTTCTGAAGGCGATACAGTAGAGTCTAAAAAGAAATTTAAAGAAGATGTTGAAGCGTTAATTAAAGACGAAGATACATTATCTGAAGGTTTCAAAGCGAAAGCTGAGACTATCTTTGAAGCAGCACTGCAATCAAAAATCATTTCTGAAACAGCAAAATTAGAAGAGAGATATGCTTCTGATCTAGCTGGTGAAGTTGAAGCTATTAAAGAAGATTTAGTTGACAAAGTTGACGGTTACTTAACATATGTAGTCGAAAACTGGATGAAGGATAACGAAGTTGCGATTGAGCATTCTTTGAAGTCTGAAATCACTGAGTCATTTATTGATTCACTAGGTCAGTTATTTAGTGAGCACCACATCAATGTGCCTTCGGATAAAGGAGACATCTTAGATGCTCTATCTGAAGAAGCAAAAGATGCTAAAGCTCAGTTAAATGACGCAACTGCAAATGCTATGGAACTTGCTGAGCAAGTTAAAACTTACCAACGTAAGGAAATCGTAGCAGAAGCATGTGAAGGCTTAGCGGCAACTGAAGCGGCAAAAGTAAAAGAATTAGCAGAGGCTGTTGAAGCTGATGATAACGAATCTTTTGCATCTAAAGTAGCTACAATTAAGGAATCTTACCTTAAGAAAGATACCGCGGTAGAAGCAACTCCGGAAGTTGATGCTATTACTGAGGATACACAAGAACAAGATGTTTCGGATTCAATGAAGAAGTATCTAAGCGCAATACAGCGCACAACGTCCATCTAATAGGAGAATTTTAAATGGAAATTAATAGACAAGTATTACAGGAAAAATGGGCTCCTGTACTTGAGTCTCAAGAAGCTGGCAAGATTACTGATGCACACAAGCGTCAAGTAACTGCTGTCGTTCTAGAGAACCAAGAAAAAGCATTATCAGAAGAACGTTCTTTAACGGAAACTGCTGCTAACGCTACTGGCTCAAACATTGATAATTGGGATCCTGTCCTAATTAGCTTAGTAAGACGTGCGACTCCTGCAATGTTAGCATTTGATCTAGTTGGTGTTCAACCAATGACTGGACCAACTGGCCTAATCTTTGCAATGAAGTCTAAGTACAGCACTCAAGGTGGTACTGAAGCATTGTTCAACGAAGCTGACACTGGATTCTCTGGTGCTGCTTCTGGCGATACTGGTGCTGCGGATGCTGGTAACAACGATCCGTTCTCTGGTGACGATCCTACTTCAGGTGGTTCAGTAGGTACTGACGCTGATACTGTTGCTGAGTATATGCCTGGTTCAGGTAATGCTACGGCTACTGCTGAAGCACAAGGTAACTCTGGTCCTGCTATTCCTTCAATGGCGTTCTCAATCGATAAGACTACTGTGACTGCAAAGTCTCGTGCTCTTAAAGCTGAGTACACTACTGAATTAGCACAAGACCTTAAAGCTATCCACGGTCTTTCTGCTGAAACAGAACTTGCGAACATTCTTTCAACTGAAATTTTAGCTGAAATGAATCGTGAAATTATCCGCCTTGTAAACATTGGCGCGAAAGTTTCTACTCGTGGTGCTGCTGCTGGTACATTCAATGCTACTAACACTACTGATAACGGTGGTGCTAGATGGTCAGTTGAGCGTTATAAAGCTCTAGTTCAAGCAATTGAGCATGAAGCTAACCAAATTGCTGTTGACACTCGTCGCGGTAAAGGTAACTGGGTACTAGTATCTAACAACGTTGCTGCGGCATTAAATGCTGCTGGCGTTATGGACACTGGTATGGGTGCATTAGGTGCACAACAAATGGATTCTGACGTAACTGGCGGCTTGCTTGCTGGTACTTTGAATGGTAACATCAAAGTTTACGTTGACCCATATGCTGGTGTAGACTATTTCAACGTTGGTTATAAGGGTACTAACCCATATGACGCTGGAATGTTCTATTGCCCATATGTTCCATTAAGCATGATGAAGACAATTGGTGAGAATGATTTCCAACCAAGAATCGGATTCAAAACTCGTTACGGTATTGCTGACAATCCTTTTGTCACTGCAGGAAATAACAACAACGTATACTACAGAAAACGTAAGGTTACTAACCTATAATTTTCTAAATATACACAGTGAAATCCCCCTTAATTGGGGGATTTTTCTTTATAAATAACATTATGCCAAACTTTTTAAATCCATCGTCGTTTGTTTTAACTCTAGATAGCCAAGCTTATTCTGGAGCAGAATTCACGATTCAAACAATGATCCTTCCTGATGTATCAGTTGAAGGTGCTGCATTAAATTTTAAACAAATTAATGTAGGTAGAGCCGGTGATAAAATTAATTTCGGATCATTTGAAATATCATATCTTATTGACGAAGATCTTTTAAACTATAAAGAGATTTTTGATTGGATGAAATCTAATGTAGAAACAAAACACGCAACAACAACTTCTTCAGATCATTATAGAGACTTAACACTTACTGTTATGAACTCAGCAAATAATGTAACAAAACAAATCAAATTTGTAGATGCTTACCCGACAAGTCTTTCATCTCTTCCATTTGATATCACAACAACTGATGTAGAATATCTTACTGCAGTTGCCGCATTTGATTATTCCTATTACGAATTCGTATAAATAAATAGGGCAACGAAGCTCCCACAATGACAACGAAGTCCTTTTTAATTTTAAAAGGAATACACAATGAAGACATTACTAGAATACGTATGGCTAGATGCCGAAGAGCAATTACGTAGTAAAATAAAAATTGCTGAAGGAGATATACAAGAACTAAGCTTAGTTCCAAAATGGTCATATGACGGTTCGTCTACCGGCCAAGCCACAGGCGATCACTCAGATTGCATACTTACCCCCGTTAAAATCTATCCTAACCCATTTCATTTCAATGGATGGCTTGTTATGTGTGAAACAGAAAAGAGATCTGCAATAAAGTTTGAAGATTCTGATGACTATTGGTTTGGTTTTGAGCAAGAGTACTTTATAATGAATGGTGGTAATAGACCACTTGGATGGCAGGATGGAGAGCCTGGACCACAGGGACCTTATTACTGTGGAGTAGGTGCAAGTAAAGTTGCTGGTCGTAAGGTGGTATCTGATCATATGATTAAATGTATTAATGCAGAGATTAATATTACTGGAACAAATGCTGAAGTTGCCTTAGGTCAATGGGAATATCAAGTGTTTAGTAAAGGTGCAAAGAATGCTGGAGATGATCTTTGGATGAGTAGATATATATTAGAGAGGGTTGCAGAAGAACATGGTTATGATATTAATATCCAACCTAAACCTCGTAAGGGTGATTGGAATGGTAGTGGAATGCATACAAACTTCTCTACAGATGAGATGAGGAATGGTGCAAGGTTAGGTACATTTACAGATATACTCAGTAAGATGCATGACAGACATGCAGAACATATAGCTGTTTATGGTAAACATAATGAAGAGAGATTGACAGGTAAACATGAGACTGCTTCTATTGATCAGTTTACATATGGTGAAGGCAATAGAGGAGCTAGTGTGAGAATACCTTTTGAGACAATTGAGTCTGGTTATACCTCAGGTTACTTAGAAGATAGAAGACCTGCAAGTAATGCTAACCCATATGACATCACAAAAGTTATTATAGATACTGTGTACAAATGAGCAAAACTATGATATAATATAACTATTATAGATATAACTAGATTATTATGAATATTGAACAAGTATTAGAGATGTGGAAGGAAGATTCCATAATAGATGATTTGAAATTAGATGACACTACTGTCAGGATGGCACGCGTACATAGTAAGTACTTAGAGTTAATTACTATATCTAAGATGCGTAGAAAGAAAAAAGATCTTGATTATAAAACATTGTTAAAAGATAAATGGTTATACTATAATGGTAAACTATCTAAAGATCAGATAGATGCATTCAAATGGGAATACGATCCTTTCGGTGGTCTGAATAAACCACTGAAAGGTGACATGAATTATTATTATGATGCAGATACTGATATCCAAAAAGCTCAAGCAGCACTTGAATATGATAAGGTTCTTATTGAAACATTAGAAGAAATCATGAGTACGATACGATGGAGACATCAGAATATTGGTAACATAATTAAATGGAGATCCTTTGAAGCAGGAGTTTAGTCGCAAGACGCTTGAGTTATTACTCGTACATTATAACAATATGAATAAAGACTTAAAGCCTTGTGCTGAAAAGTCTAAGTTCGAAAAGCTTATAAAAGAGACTGAAGCATTACTCAAATCAAAACCTTTAGATGTAGTCTATCCTGATGGAATGACTGCTATGGAATTTGCCATACACTTAGCACATGGAAGAAATAACACTACAGACTAAAGATGCAGCCTTTCTTTATGTTGATTGTGAAGATAAAGGAATCATACAAGAACTAGCAGAGTATTTTACATTCTTTGTTCCTGGTTATAAATTCATGCCACAATTTAGAAATAAGATGTGGGATGGTAAGGTAAGACTACTTAATCTAAGAGATCAATCCATATACTCTGGTCTATACAAATATATTGCAGCGTTCGCTGCAGAAAGAAATATAGCAGTAAAAATTTTACCTCATGGTATTAAGTCAGAGGCTAACCTTCCTGGTGCACATCAAGAAGTTGATATGTCTTTTATCGATGAATATATATTACCATTTGCACCAAGAGATTACCAGTTAGCTGCGGTACAATATGCACTTGAGAATAAACGAGGATTGTTAGTAAGTCCTACAGCTTCAGGTAAATCTTATATCATATATCTTATGATGAGATACTACTTAGATATGAGCTATGACCATATTGCAGATAAGGTATTATTGATTGTTCCTACTACATCACTTGTTAAACAAATGGTGGGAGACTTTGCAAAATACTCTGAGAATGATCCTAACTTTGATGTAAACGGATGTCATGAGATTATGGCAGGTTTAGATAAAGGTCATAAGACTAAAAAGATCTATGTGTCTACATGGCAGTCTATATACAAAATGCAAAAAGGATATTTCGAACAGTTTGGTATGGTGATTGGCGATGAGGCTCATGGATTTAAAGCTAAATCACTTACAAGTATCTTAACTAAATGTGTGAATGCAAACTATCGATATGGCTTAACAGGTACATTAGATGGTACACAAACACATAAGCTTGTCCTCGAAGGTTTGTTTGGACCACATAAGAATATCACAACAAGTAAAGAGCTAATCGATCGTGGTGATCTTGCCAATATAAAGATTGATATATTATTGCTTAAACACAAAGAGGAACATTGTAAAGAAGTAAGTAAAATGAAATATCAAGATGAGGTAGATTGGATTGTTACATCATCTAAAAGAAATAACTTTATAAAGAATTTAGCTATAGATCTTAAAGGTAATACATTAGTATTATTTCAGTATGTGGAGAAGCATGGTGAACCGCTGTTTAGATTAATCAATAGTGAAACAGATAAGGATAGAAAAGTATTCTATGTGAGTGGTAAGACACCAGCTGACACGCGCGAAGAAATTAGATCAATCACTGAGCAAGAGTCTAATGCTATATTAGTCTGTTCATATGGCACATTCTCTACAGGAATAAATATAGTTAACCTACACAATATTATATTTGCAAGTCCAAGTAAGAGTCAGATTAGGGTATTGCAAAGTATTGGTAGGGGATTAAGAAAGAGTACACTTGATACCACGGTATATGACATTGCAGATGACCTACATTGGAAAGCAAATAAGAATTATACCTTAAATCATAGTGGTGAGAGGGTTAAAATATACAGTAAAGAAAGGTTTAAATTTAAGATCCACGAGGTGAAATTATTATAAATACATACATGGAAAAGAACTTCCCAGATCAAATATCAGATTTACCTGTTAAAATGTTTAAGTTAGTTTCAGGTGAATCAATTATAGCATACACTCATGACTTAGATGACGAGTCTAATGGTGCACTTATTGGTATAGAAGAACCAATGAAGGTACAAGTAGAAGATTTAGATTCTCATTATGTTATGACACCATGGCTACCATTCTCTAATCAGAAACTACATGTCTTAGAAGACTTTAATGTTATGGTTACTACAGATGTGACTGATGATGTAAAGGCACATTATATGAAGATTATATTAGATGAGATCCAAACTGATAAAGAGATGGTTGAAGAACAAATGAAGATCATGAAAGGAAATTCCACCACCCATTAACTGTATACTATCCCCCCGCAAAGATACTCTTTTATTATATCATAGAAAAGCCGCTTTGTACACACTTTAGCTAAAATAAATATTATTTAAAGTAAGTATGTACAATTGCGCGAAATGTGTTATAATGGTAATACATTTGAACTAATAGGAAATATTATGCCTGAAAAGATTAAACCTCGTGACAAACCCCATTACGTAAATAACAGAGACTTCTCATATGCAGTTGTTGATTATGTTACACAAGCAAATGCAGCCAAAGAAGCTGGTACGAAGAATCCAGTTGTACCTGATTATATCGCAATATGTTTTATGAAGATCTGTGAAGGATTATCTCATAAGCCAAACTTTGTACGATATACATATCGAGATGAGATGGTCATGGATGGAGTTGAGAATTGTTTAAAAGCAATATACAATTATAGAATAGATGCAAGCACAAGAACTGGTAAGCCTAATGCATTCTCATATTTTACACAGATAGCTTACTTTGCTTTTATACGTAGAATCGTTAAAGAAAAGAAACAAGCTGATATTAAATTTAAATTTATGGAGCAAGCAAACATTGAAGAGTTTGTATCTGCCATTGATTTAAATAGTCCAATCGATCAATCATTTCTTGATACACTTCGTGAAAAGATCTCTAGAATACAAGATACTGACAAAGCTGTCAAAGATTTTGCAAAGGAAGAAAAGGAAAAGAAGAAGAAAGGATTAGAATTACTTATGGCTCATGCATAAAATATATATTACTGGTATTGCTGGTTTTATTGGATTTCATTTAGCTGAGAAGTTAGCTATGCAAGGTTATGAAATTGGTGGTGTAGATAACTTTAATGACTACTATGATCCTCAATTAAAACATGATAGGGCAAACATATTAAAAGATAAGTTTGGTATCAAAACATATAATCATGATATAGAGATTATCCCTTGGAGACATCATCTAGAAAATTATGATGGAGTTATTCATTTAGCTGCACATGCAGGTGTACGACATTCTTTAGAGAATCCACAAATGTATATTGATACAAATATAACTGGAACTCAAAGATTGATTCATGCATGTGAGGAATATGAAATACCTGTTGTATATGCCTCATCATCTACTGTAGATTCTGATCATCTTAATCCTTATGCTTGGTCTAAATACGTAAATGAAAAGCAATTTGAATCTTCGAAACTGCTAGCCGCAGGCTTAAGATTCTACACGGTCTATGGTGAATACGGTCGACCTGATATGGCACTAGGATTATTTGCAGAAGCTATGGCTCAAGGTAAACCTATTGATGTATATAACGATGGTGATATGCAAAGAGATTTTACTTATGTTAGTGATTTAGTTGATGGTATTCATCTTGTATTAGAGAATCTATTACTCACTCCAGCAATAAATCATCATGAGATCTATAATCTTGGTACAGGTAAATCAAATGAGCTCATGGATTATATAGAATGCTTAGAGAATGAATTAGGTAGAGTAGCACAAAAGAATATGTTACCTATGCATCCAGCAGATGTCAAATCAACACAGGCAGACATTACAAAAATCCAAGAATTGGGTTATAGTCCAACCACAACAATTCAAGAAGGAGTTAAACATTACACAGATTGGTTTAAAGAGTATCATAAAGGTATGTACTTTTAAGCAATTTGTGTTATAATATAACATATGAAAAAGACAATTGAAAGATTTTTAATAATCGGTTATGGAGCAGTAGGCAAAGCCGTATTTACTGGCTTAACTACTGATTCAATTAAAAATAATAAATGGACAAAATATTCAGTTGATATTCTAGATGAACCTGCTGGGTATAAATTACCACATTTAGATTACTCAGATTATAATGGTATTATAATTTGTGTACCTACACCTGAGGGACCAATGGGTGAATGCAATGATATGATGGTAGAGCAATATTATAAAGAGATAAGATTTCAAAAAGTATCTTCGCCAATATTAATTAAGTCAACTATATCTATTGAACTAGCTGTCTTACTTGAAAATGAAGATGATGACGCTATCACATATAGCCCAGAGTTTTTAGTAGAAGCAGATGGCCCACAACAATTTCTTAGACAACCTTTTGCTATATATGGTGAAAGTAAAAGATGTAGTCGCTATGCCGGTAGATATTGGTATCACGTATTTGAATATGCTGGTGTAGAAACTCTTGATGTTGATTGGACAACAATGAGAAATGCAGCATTTGTTAAATATGCAGTCAATTCATTCCTTGCTATGAAAGTAGTATTTTTTAATGAATTAAGTAGTTTATATAATGGTGGAGTCGATGACAGAAATACAGAAACAGTTTTTTGGGAATTAACCAGACTTATATCTGCGGATCCGCGTATCGGTAAAAGTCACATACACGTTCCTGGTCCAGATTTAAAATACGGATTTGGCGGTAAATGTTTTCCAAAAGATACTAATGCGTTTACTAGATTTGCACGCAATACTGGATCACCATTAAAGCTTTTAGAAAAAGCTATAGATATAAACAAGGAGTTAAGAAATGAGATTAAAGAATAACGCATGGACATTTGAAGGAGCATTTTCAAAAGAACAATGCAAACAACTAATCGATTACGGTAATGATCAAGTTACTGTAACAGCAGCAACAAATAAAGATACTGTAAATAAGCTTAGAAAATCTGAAGTTGCATGGTTATATGATCCATGGGTAATGCAAATGTTAGAACCATATGTTGATACAGCCAATAGAGAAGCTGGCTGGAATTTTCAATGGGAACCAGCACAAGCAATTCAGTTTACTAAATATAAGAAAGGTGACCATTATGGATGGCATCGTGATACTTCTATTCCATGGCGTGAAGATGGTAAAATAAGAAAGCTAAGTATCACAGTAAACCTTAATGATGATTATGAAGGTGGAGAAATGTATCTTGATACTGAAAAAGATTATTGGAAAAGAGATCCACAACAACTTGCTAAATTACAAACCGCTGGTTCAATATCAGTATTCCCATCAGATAGATGGCATAAGGTAAATAAAGTAACAAAAGGTACAAGATATAGTTTAGTTGTTTGGTTATTAGGAGATGCTTGGCGATGAAGATAGCTTTATTAAATGACACACATTGTGGTGTAAGGAATAGTTCACAGATATTCATAGACTTTCAAGAGAGGTTTTATGAGCAAGTGTTCTTTCCATTTTGTAAAGACAATGATATAAAACATATTATACATCTCGGTGATTATTATGACCATAGGAAATTTGTAAACTTTAAAGCTTTACATGCTAACCGCAGACATTTCCTTGAGCCTATGAAACAAGCTGGTATGACCATGGATATTATTCCAGGTAACCATGATGTATTCCATAAGAACACAAATGATCTCTGTTCACTAAAAGAACTATTAGGTTATTATACAAGCAATATCAATATCATTATGAAACCATCAACGTTAAACTATGATGGATGTGATGTACATTTAGTACCATGGATTAATCCAGAGAATTATGAAAGCTCTATGAATTTCTTAGCGAGTAATAAAGGTATTATGATGGGTCATTTAGAGTTACAAGGCTTTGAAATGATGAGAGGTATTAAACAGCCTATGGGTCATGGTATGGGTGTAGAACCTTTTTCTCACTTTGACTTATGTTTATCAGGTCATTATCACGCTTCATCTCAACAGGCTAATATCAGATACCTAGGATGTCAAATGGAATTCACATGGGCAGATGCTGGTGATCAGAAATACTTCCATGTATTCGATACTGATACACAAACAATAGAAGCAATACCTAATCCGCTCACGTTATTTGAGAAAATATATTATGATGATACGGACACAGATTACACAAATTATGATATAAATACACTTACGGGCAAATTTGTTAAAGTAATTGTAGGGAATAAGTCTAACCCATTCATGTTTGACAAATTTATTGAACGAATATCAGAGCTAGATACACACGATTTAAAGATAGCTGAAAATTTCTCTGAGTTCTTAGGTGAGAATGTACTCACTAATATAGAAGATGTAGAAAATACAACAGACTTAATGGCAAGTTATATAGATGGTGTGAATACAGATCTTGATAAAGATAAGCTCAAGACACTGATGAACAGTCTCTATAATGATGCCATAGATATGGAGATACAATAATGAAAATGAAAAAAGTTTCTAAAAGTAGATGGACAGTACTAGCACTTGTGGTAGTAGGTCTTATAGTATTATTTAATGTAACCGGATGCTCTATGTTATCCGACCAAATGGAAAAAGCGAAAGGATTAGTTGGTGTAGGTAGTGACCCAGTTGTTATCGAAACTCCAGCTTGCGATTTATCATGCGACGAAATAAGAGGATAGTATTACTATTAACCTTATTGCCAATACTGGCTTGGGCTGAACAAATATGGACAGACTTCAGCCCGAAGCCTGAGGTAGTAGAAATTGTAACTGATGACACAGCAAGTGTGTCTGAAGTTCTTACTGAAGTAAATGAAACAATAGTAGAAACAAAAACAGAAGATTTAGATAAAGAAAAGTATAGACAATACTTTGAAGACAAGTCTCTGGTGCTTATGGTATTAGGTGGAATAGAATATTGGCATATGAATTGTGGTGAGTTATCAGTACAAGGCAAATATTTTATGGCACTAGCAATTAAAAAACATGAAATAGATCCAGAGGAAATGCATATGGATATGAGTTTCCAAACTGGTTTATTTGCTGCGCAACTATATAATAGCTGTGATCACTTTTTACAACAAGTAAAAAGTATTGGATTGGATATGATGTTTGTTATCGATCCTAGTGTCTTACCTCAACCAGAAGCAATAAATAACATACAAAATTCAGAAGTATAAGTATGTACTTTAGTGTTTATTGTGTTATAATATACCCATGATATTATTCAAAGAACTCACATACAAAAACTTTCTCTCAACCGGTAACAACGCAATAAAAATAGATCTTAATAGATCTAGATCAACTCTTATTGTAGGTACTAATGGTACAGGTAAGTCCACCATATTAGATGCCATATCCTTTGCTTTATTTAATAAGCCTCATCGTAATGTCAAGAGAGGTGGCTTAGTTAATTCAGTGAATGGTAAAGGTTGTGAGGTTACCATAGAATTCGATACTGCTGGCCACTCTTGGAAAGTGTTACGTGGTATTAAACCAAATAAGTTTGAAGTCTATCAAAATGACAAGATGATAGATCAACAAACAAACGTAAGAGATTATCAAAAGTTCTTAGAGCAAAATATATTAAAGCTTAATCATAAATCATTCCATCAGATTGTGGTATTAGGATCATCTTCATTTATTCCATTCATGCAACTTAAAGCTTGGGACAGAAGAGATGTCATTGAAGATCTATTGGATATTAGTGTGTTCTCTAAGATGAAAGCTGCATTAAAGATACGTAATGCTCAAGCAAAAGAATGGGCAAAAAATTCATATACTGCATCAGTTAATCAAAAAGACAAAATAGAATATCAGAAGAAACACATAACACAATTAGAATCAATTAATGAAGAGGCAAAGAAATCATTTAATGAAGAGATAAAAGAAGCACAAGACAAGGTAGCTTCTCTAAAATCTGATTTAGATAAATATCCGGATGGCTTACGCGGCAGTCTCAATTCCTTGAGGAAAGTCAGAGAAGGCTTAACTACTGAGAAAGGTAGACACTCACATTCAATGAAAGAGCTTGTTGGCAAAGCAAAATTCTTTGAAGTAAACACTGCTTGCCCTACATGTACTCAAGAGATCAGTGAGAGTGTAAAGAATTCTATGCTAACGGATGTACGCACACAAGCCCAACAAACACAAAAAGACATAGAGTTAAATCAAACAAAGTATGATGAGACTATTAAAACATTAGAAGATGTGCAGATACAGATCTCAGAGATGGCAGATATAAACACAAACATATCAACCTACACAAGCAATATGACTGCTTTAGTGAATAAACAAGTAAAAGAAGTTGATATTGATACTCCAGCCAAAGAGCTCGTGGATATGACCTATGATCTTATTGATATACAAGATAACCTCACAGAAGCTCAGGATGAGATATTATACAACGATATTGCCGCTGAGATGCTCAAGGACACAGGTATTCGAACGAAAATTATCAGAGAATACTTACCTGCCATGAATGCCCTGATCAATAAATACCTCCAGACACTTGAGTTTTTTGTGGCATTTCACCTCAATGAGAACTTTGAAGAGACAATTAAGTCAAGACATAGGGACGAATTTGTATATGCTAACTTCTCAGAAGGTGAGAAGATGCGTATTGATTTAAGTCTACTCTTTGCATGGAGACAAATAGCAAAGATGAAGAACTCTACAAACACCAATCTCCTCATCCTTGATGAGACATTCGATTCATCTCTTGATGATGAAGGTACAGACAATCTAATGAAGATCTTAAAAACATTAGAGAAAGGTACAAACACATTTATTATATCGCATAAGCCTGATGTGTTAGAAAGCAAGATGGAGCAGAAGATAGAGTTTATTAAGAGGAATAATTTCTCTACTATACTATAAGAAACTTTCACCATATGGATTTGTTTCTAAAATAGTTACACGCGGCTGGTGTTTCATGTTATAATATACCTTGATTACTTAAAAAGGACTATATAAAATGACATTTAAACCAACATTCACACTACAAACATATAACTTAAACTCAACATTCGAAATTAAATTTAAAAATATATCTCGATTATTATCTTACCTATCACTAACTAATAAAAATCATCAACATCTTATATCCGACTCAATAACAAATCAAGTTTATTTCGTCTCATATAATCAATTAAAAACACAAAAATTTCAATCAAATCTAATACAAAATCTATTTAACCACACACAATTTTAAACTATCAACTACTCTATCGGACTACCGCACCCCGCAACATCAATCCAGATCAAACATTCTCTGGCACACCAACTCGCCGCATCTGGACCAGTAACTTTCCACACAAGCGGGTCAAAACAGTGTATAATGGTACCATAATCAATTAAAAAAGGACTTAAATTATGAATAAAGTGATCGAACAATTAATGACAAAATTTCCAAAAAAGACTGAATTTACAGCTAAGATGATTAAAGAAGCTGCTATTGCTGTGGGTGAGAATCCTAGATCAGCTTACGTAAATATCAGATACACACACAATGCACCTACGGTACGTCGCGGTGTATATAACTTAGAATCTATGATGCCAAAATCTGCATTACCTAAAAAGTCTGCTCCTGCTATGGTCAAAGGTGTTGAGTCAGTTTCAAATGACGAAGTCTTTGTACCTAACTATGATCCTACTTTTGTTCCATGGGGTAACTTTACTGAGATCGTAAAAGTTCTTAAGTCTGGTATGTTCTATCCGACTTTTGTATCTGGTCTATCTGGTAACGGTAAGACTTTCCAGATCGAACAGGCATGTGCTAAACTTAATCGTGAATATGTACGTGTTCAGATTTCTCCTGAGACTGATGAAGATGATCTAATCGGTGGTTTTCGTTTAATCAAAGGTGAGACTGTGTTTCAAAAAGGTCCAGTGATCAAAGCTATGGAAGCTGGTGCTGTTCTTATGATTGACGAGATCGATCGTGGAACTAATAAAATTATGTGTTTACAAGGTGTGCTTGAAGGCAAACCAGTTCTGATCAAAAAGACTGGTGAAGTTGTTGAGCCTAAAGATGGTTTCAACGTGATTGCCACTGCGAACACAAAAGGTAAAGGTTCAGAGGATGGACGTTACTCAGGAGCAACTATCATTGATGATGCTTTCCTAGAGCGTTTCACTATTACTCTTGAACAGACTTTCCCTACTATGGCAACTGAAGAAAAGATTGTCATGAAGCATATGCAAAAGTTTGAAGCTATTGACGAAGAATTTGGTAAGCTACTTGTTGGCTGGGCAGATGCTATTCGTAAGACTTTTTATGATGAAGGTATTGACGAAGTTATTTCAACTCGTCGTTTATGCCACATCGTTCAGACTTTCTCTATCTTCGGTAAGAGAGACAAAGCGATTGCTCTTTGTGTAAACCGTTTTGATGACGATACTAAAGAGGCATTTATTGATCTTTACGAAAAAGTTGATGCAACTATTAATGCTCCTGAAGAAGAGCTTGACGAAGAAGCTTTGCTTGAAGAAGCAGGCAACTTTAAAGATAACAACAATTGGGAGGACGAATAATTATGAATCTATCTGCTCAAGAATATTTAGCGAAGCTTTTAGCTAAGGAGAACTTATCTGTTCAACACGGTAACTATTCTACAGCTAGCTTCGATGTTGTGAATAGAGTACTTCGTCTTCCTCTTTGGAAAGATAAAGGTAAAGATGTGTATGATCTTCTTGTTGGACATGAAGTTGGTCATGCACTATATACTCCTGCTGACGGATGGCATGACTCTGAAAAGAAGATTGGAAAAATTCCACGTGCTTATCTCAACATCGTTGAGGATATCCGCATCGAACGTATGATCCAAGACACATATCCTGGTATCGTTCGTAGATTCAAGAATGGTTATAAAGTTCTATTTGATACTGATCTCTTTGGTACTAACGAGAGAGACATCAACAAGGCTGGACTTATGGACAGGCTTAATGTATCTTCTAAAGGTCGTGGCTATGTTCCTGTTGAATTCTCTGATGAGGAATCTCCATTAGTTAAAGAAGCTATGGAAGTTAAAACATGGGATGACGTTGTCAATGTTTGTAAAAAA